GCTATTACAAGTTTTTTATTCAACTTGAATATGCTGCAAACGGCACAGGCGAGAGAGATATTTTCTATTTATTAAATGCCACATCAGGCTCAGGCACTATTGTGTATAAAGGCCCTGGTTCATCAGTAGATAATTTTTCACATCAAACCACTTTTATTCTTAATCTTGCAGCAAATGATTTTGTTATTGCTCAAACTTATCAAACTTCAGGCGGTGCATTAAATATCGTCAATCAATGCAGTTTTTTCCAAGTTGATTATTTAGGAGCATAAATGAACTTATATGAAGTTATTTCTGAAACTTATCCAGAATTGAAGTTAGAAGATTTTAAGGATTCTGTTATTCGTCTTGAAGATGATGGTGATGGTATTTCATACATAGCCAAATGGGAATACTCAAAGCCAATACCTGCAGGATTAAAACTGGGCAAGTGAACAAATATCCAGAAGGCACTGCTGCACGGATTATCGAAGTCGCACTAGCTGAAGTCGGCACGGTAGAGACTGGCGAGAATCTGACAAAGTACGGCAAGTTTACAAAAGCCGATGGATTGCCCTGGTGCGGATCCTTCTGCAACTGGGTCTTTCACACTGCCGGCGTCAAGATTCCATCAATGGTTTCAACGGCTGCCGGAGCTCATAAGATGAAAGAGCTTGGACGCTGGATTGAAGATAAGCCGCAGCTTGGCGATTTATGCTTTATGGACTTTCCACACGATGGCATTGATCGCATCAGCCACATCGGTATTGTGGTCAAGGTAGGCAAGACCAGCGTTCTCTGCATAGAGGGCAACACGTCCGGCACTGGAGATCAGCGCAACGGCGGAATGGTAATGGTTAAGCAACGCTACATCGGCAAGGAGATTGTTGGTTTCGCTAGGCCAAAGCTTGTTGCTTATGCTGGAGAATATCCAGTGGTTGAGCCACTTCCACAGGCAAAGCCAAAGGAGAAGAAAAAATGAAGGAATTAAAATCAGCAGGAGCATCTTGGTTGAGGGCTTCAATTTCGGCCGTTGCAGCTCTATATATGTCTGGCATTTCGGATCCAAAAGTCTTGGTCAATGCTTTTCTTGCTGGGCTATTAGCCCCGGCGGCCAAGTTTCTTAATCCAAAAGATGCAGCTTACGGACTCGGCAAGAAATAAGTGTGGCGGTGGATAGGGCTGGGCTTGTTATTGCTAGCCTTATCTTCCTGCAATTTAGGAGATTCGGTTAGATATGAGTGCCAAGTCTATGAAAACTGGGAGAAACCAGAATGTCAGAAGCCAGCGTGCATCGCTACTGGAACTTGCACTGAAGACATCATTGGATCATTCTATCCAGAGGCCGGCCAGACGCCGTAGTCCAGAAGACGTTCATGCGCAGCTTATTCTTATTATTGGATCGACACTAGCTGCCGTATTCTTAATTGTTACGCTAGGCATAACCTATGCGCTCATTTTTGTTACGCAGCCAATTGGTGGTCAAGCACCTAACGACGCAGCTTTTATTGATCTACTTAAAACGCTTGCCATATTTTTAACTGGCTCACTTGGCGGCGTCCTGGCAGGTAATGGACTTAAAGCGAAACAAAAACAGAGCGAGGACACGCCGAAAAATACGCTTGATTCTTGACCATGTCGGCCATCGATGTCACTCTATATCTGGGAGCATTCGACAAGGCTCCCACGGGAGCAAAAAATGACATCAAGTGAAATCGGTTTATTCTTGTTTATGTGTCTGGCCTGTATTTTATGGTCGATTGTGAGCTACACAATGGGCTACAAAGAAGGCCACAAAGACGGCTATCAGCGAGGCAAGGCCGTTGGCCGTCACGCATCATCTCAGGCGGTGGCTAAGTGAGCTTCTTAGATAATTATGAAGATGTAGCTGCACGCATTCAGCGATTCTGGGCTACCTATCCAACAGGCAAAATCCACACATCAATCATGGACGTGAATCTTGAAAAGGGCTACGTCCTAGTCGAGTGCCGTATTTATCGCAACTACGAAGATCAAGAGCCAGCAGGCATCGACTACGCATTCGGCAACGTGAACACCTATAACGTCCAGATGAAAAAATGGTTTATAGAAGATACATGCACGTCCGCGATAGGCCGTTGCGCAGGGCTTGTCTTAGGAACAGATAAGCGGCCTACGGTTCAGAATATGCAACAGGTAGAGCGAATCGATCCGAAGATTGTTCAAGATTCTGCGGTTGCCTATGACTACTGGAACACTAAACACGGCGACGTGCCATCGTTTAAGACACGTGAAGAGGCAGAAGAGGCAGGCATTCCGACGCTTGGAGTAGCTATTGACACCATCAAAGAGACACTAGGTGGCGTTCAAGTAGCTGCTGCTCCTCTGTGTTCTCATGGCCACATGATTTGGCGAGAAGGAACCGCTAAGACTGGAAAAGGCTGGGGCGGTTATATGTGCTCCGAAAAGGTTAAGGCGAAGCAGTGTGCGCCAGCCTGGTACATGCTCGGATCTGATGGACAGTGGAGGCCACAGGTATGACAAAAAAACGCCTAATTCAAATCTTGGTGTTATTTCAATGCGTTCTATTTGTTGCGATGATTGTGATGGCAACACAATGAGCCGCGTGACTGAGATGATTGACGTTGATTTAATGATTGGCCGAACTCTGATTGATGGCAAAATCGTTGCAGAGTTTAAGTGTGGACAGTGCGATCAGTGCCAGCGCATCGAGATTCTAGATCGTGCCGGTTATCAACGCGATGTCTCTGGTGAGCCTATTCTCTGGTTCTGTAGCAAATGCAGAAAATGACAATCAGCGCGGCTGATGAATGGGCTATCCATAAGCGAGCAGTCGATGTGGTGTTCTCCTACAGTGGCCAGCTTGGAACAACGATTCATTACAACTCCAAGCTAAACAATCACGAACAGGTAACGGAATACGCCGAATCTCTGGGAGCTGAAATGATTGTGGCCAGATACTTCGGCCTTGATTATGACATCAACGTCTCAAACGGCAAAAGAGGAGCAGATGTAGGTCAAGGGCTAGAAGTACGCTGGACGTCATACGTCGGTGGCAATCTCATCGTCTATCCGAATGATCGTGAGACTGACATCGCAGTGTTAGTAGTCGGCAAGTCGCCGGTCTATCACATAGCCGGCTGGCTTCCAGTAGCCTTTGCTAGACGTAAGCGGTTCAAGAATCCACGTCAGGATTCCTGGTGGGTCGATCAAGCCAATCTGAATCCTATTGAAACATTGGTCAGGAGCGAATATGCCACTGCTGCGATTTGACTGCTCAATCTGCAAGAAGCTTTACGGTGATGGGCGCAGGGAGCATCTCATCACTAAGGGAGCAGAGCTAACCGAACACGAATGGTTCGCTCAATGCTCAGGTTGCGGTGCATTCTCAATCAAGCTAGTCGATGATTCGCTGGTGGCTGGCCTTGAATAGTTATCCACAGACTTATCCACAGGCACTTGTGGACGATGCGACACTCCGAGGTCAATCCTTGACAGATTGTCAGGATCCATCGCTATACTTAAAAGATAATCTTTTAAAGATTAAGATAAATAAAAAGATAATAAAAATAAAGATAAAAAATAATAAAAACTTATTAGCCATTCCTATGTCAATTCTGATCTTGACAATATCCACAACAACAGAAGCCAAAGCAGCTACACAGAGCGATTCATTTAAGCTCTATGCTCATTCAAGGATTGTTAATGATGAGCAGTATCAATGCTTCTATAAGCTGATAAACAAAGAGAATAGACAGTGGAATCCAAAGGCTCGCAACGGCTCACATTGGGGCATTGGCCAGATGCGTAATGAAACCTATAAGAATCTTGATGGCTATAAGCAAATTGACTGGACTATCAGATACATCAAGAAACGCTACGGATCTATGTGCAACGCATGGAGATTCTTTCAAGCTAATGGCTATCACTAATGGCAGCTAAGTCAGCAAGGGCTAATGGAGGCACAAGAGCCTGGTCAAAGATACGTGAACGGATCCTAATCAGAGACGGGAGGTTGTGTCAGTATTGCGGTAATGACGCAACTACAGTGGATCACGTGATTCCGATAAGCAAGGGCGGAACCGATGAGCCAGATAACCTCTTAGCAGCGTGTACGCGATGCAATTACTCAAAAGGCAACCGAACAGGCGTGTTTTTTGGTGTAGCAAGGACAC